CACAATTAGTAGCAAGCAATCTAAAAGAAAATATAAAAGGCGGACCAATAAATGACATACCATACACAGCTTCATCTGTTGCTATAAATGTTTCGTCTTTTGAACTTACAGCACCTACTATTTTTGTACCCACCTCTAATCTTTGGTCACCAGCAGTATTTGTCGCTGTAGGTTGCCATATAGTAAAATCTTCTTGTGTTGACCATCTAACTTGCATGGGATCAATATTACCACTTGAAGATATTGGGTCTGCTCCTAAAGATAATAAATGTCTATCTGGAAATGATATTATAGATACATTTGTTGTTGTTGGAACACTAGTAGCTCCTGACAATCCACTAACAAGAACTGCTCTTCCAGAACTTGATACATCGTAATAAAAAAGAGAACCACCTCTAACTGTAGCTACTAAATCTTCACCCCATAATACTAATGACCATTGTGAATTTGATAATTTAATATCACTTTGAGTTATTGTTCTTGGCGTGTTCCATGTACTGCCACCCCAAGTTCCTGTTCCAAAACCCAAAGCAGGATCACCACTTTGTTGCCCTAAACCTGCTACTACACCAATTAAATATTTTATGTCAATAGTTGTACCACCACCTGCTGCTACTGTGCTTGTTGCTTCTGTTGGCACATTTATACTATATGTATTAGTTGTTATTACTGTTATTTGATAACCTTCACTACGATTGAGGTTCACATCAGTAACTCCACCTACTGTTGCTGCAGAGTTTATTACTACAAAATCACCAGTTGTAGCTCCATGACTATTATCAGTTACCACCACTATCTTACTTTCATTAGTAGTTTTGAGTGGATTAGTTAAATTTGATGTTGTTTTTCTAAGTGGCGTAATATCATATAGTGCATTATTTTCTAATATATATAAATGATTGTGTGTACCTATTGCAATCCTATCAATTCCATCTGTTATAGCTCTCCAAGAAACCATATTTCTTGCAATGCCTTGAAATGTTGTTTCTGTTGTTGTTCTGCTTCCTGCTGCATCAACTCTTGTATAAGCATCTTTAAGCCAACCACCTATTTTCTCTGCGTAACCATTTTTAAATCTTATTAAGTTTCCATCAATCCAATACGGACCATTTTTGCCAGCAGAATATGTTGTGATATCTTTAACAATTCCAGGTTTTATTTGCATTAATTGTAAAGGCATTAGGACACATTCCTCATTCTATTACAAAGTCTTTGAGCTCTATTAGGAACTTGTTTTGCCCATTTACTATCTTCCATTTGTATCGCTGCTTCAATCCAATTCTCATCGTCTATAGCTTGCTTCATACGAACAAAATGAGTTAATCTTGTTCGCCCCAGATTAAACATCATATTAGCAATTATCAGTTGTGCTTCTTCTGGCAAATTATAAAAGTTGTCATATAAAATTGTACAGTCATCTATAACTTTTTCAATATCACTTATGAAACACTCATCAACTCTATCTTTAGATACTTTTGTACCTACATCTTGATCGTTTTCTAAGTCTGTAGCTTTACACAAATGTCCGATGCCAAAAGTCTTATATTCCAAATGATCCAGATATATTTCGTACTTACATCCCTCATCTTCAATAAGCTCTTGTTTTAATTTATCAATATTCATCTATCTTCCTTGTCTTCTTCTCAAACAGTCTACATGACGATAGTAGAAATAATTACCTATCTTATTAAAAAATTTTGATAAACGCAACCAAGTCCAAATCATTTTGTTAACCCTTTGAACTTTTCAAAACTGCGTAAGCCCCCCAATCCCAACATTCCCATCAAAACTGTCATAAGCGAACCCATGTCAAATGTAGGTAATTCTGGTATTTGCACTGCTAAATAAGCACAAACAAATAAAGTAATTGGTGCTAGAACAAAATGCCAACATAAAGCAATTCCACAGGTCCAGCCAATAAAGGGTCTCCATCCAGATACAAAGATAGATGAATGTTGTGCTTCTGCTTTATTTATTTCTATTTGACCTTTTGCAAGTTCATTAGCATGGCTTTCTGACATGGTTGCAATTTGGTGGGCAAGCTCGTTTTTCTTATCTTTATCTTCTACAAATTTTCCTAATAAATCACTTACTGGACCAATTAACGATAATAACATCTTAATATACCTCCACTTCTTTTGGGTCTACTTTAGGAACTAGCTTACACATACATTGGTAAATTTGTTCTTTTTTGCCTTTAAATATAGTTTGATTGTGCAATCTATTCTTATAAGACAAACAATTATTAATATCTTTAAAGTATATTCCTTCCATAGTAGCACCTAAATAACAAATCAGCATAAATGCTGTCACTTTTTACTCATCCAAGCAGTTGTGCCCATATAAGCACCAACAATACCAGCACCAGATAAATAAAATAAATTGCTGATATCTGATAAAGCATTTATCCTCTCAACACTCATAAATGGCATAAACATCATAAAAGTAAAAACACCCATTGCTATTAAAGTGGCTCTTGCCATTCTTAATTGTGCTAGTTGTTTTCTTAGTAAAGTTTCTGTTTCCTTCATGGCTTTAGCATTTTCTAATTCTTCATCAGTAACAATGCCATCACCATCTAAATCATAATCATTATATTTGCTATTTTTTTGTAAGGACTTTTTCATATGCTTCTTTAATTTCCTCTATAGACCTTTTGCAACCTATACAAACATTATTAACTAACTTACATATGCCTACACAAACATTCACTTAACTAACAAACCTATAAGAAGCAATATTGCTGTACCAGAGGTAGCAATCATTATATGCTCAATCCTCTTAATTCGTAAGATCGTCTCTTTCCAGCGTTCTGCACAGACAGCTTCATGAGTGTCTAATTGTGATTTAACTTCAGTTACTTTTGACATATGACTTTCCTTTTAAATTCAGTAAAGTTTGAATTTTTCATATACAATTAATCTTTATTAAATGCCAAAGAACCTGCATTTGATACACTTATTGTAGCATCTCTATCTTGTACCTTTAATTTGTTTGTACTAGAATCGTATGATATATCACCACCCAAAGTGGCAACTTCAGCACCTGCTGTATCTGTATTAGCTTGACTAGATATTGCTTTAGTAGATGATACAGAAGAACCCTCAACAGCTCTAGTTACTTGAACTGTTGTTTGTAAACTTTGTGTCGCACCTTGAGTTGTTGTAGCTTCATAAGGTGTTGTATTGCTACCATCATTTCCAGTAACTGATATAGAAAAATCACTTGTATTTTCTGGCGAATCACTTGTAAAAGTAACTACTTTATGTGCAACACCACCTATTGTTTTATCAGCATCAACACCAGTATTAAATTTGTTTTGAAATGCAGAGTTGCTATTTAATACAGATTGTATTCTATCACGTGCTTGTGTAGCATTTTCTCCATCACCAAATGTACCAGACACTTGAATACTATTATCTGCATTTGATATTGTGAATGTTGCTGGGTTTTTTAAACCAGTTCCTGTTAAAGTCCAAGCCTCATTTGTACTATTTGCTGTAATAAAAGCAGTACTTGCACCTGCCGCAAGATTTCCAGTAGCAAAGTTTCCTCCAGCCGTTAAACCACCACCACTTACTGCAAAATTTCTATTACTACCATTGACAACTCTCGCCCTTCTTCCAGTTGAAGTAGCACTAAAAGTAAATCCGGGAATTGTTATACTACTAGGTTGTGAATACGGACCAAATACTAGCCAATGTGTTAATTGAGCACCTGCATAACGATATCTCATAAAACATTTTTGACCAGAACCACCAGAAGTCCAACCTATTTCACCAGCAGAAGAATTACTATGTGAATTCGGACCATAAACCTTACCACCAACAGTAAGTCTAAATCCTGAAGCATTTGCCATAGTTCTACCATCATTTCCATACTTTGCAAAAATAGCAGTTTTAAATGCACTCTGAGAAGTACCCCATTCGTTAGGGGAGTTTGGTATATAATTAGGAGCATTTCCTGCATTACCAACATATACCATTGAAACACCAGCAGTAGTTGAGACATCTGAAGTCGCTGTAGTTGAATATGAATGACTTGAATCTACGTCAATAGATAAACCAGAAATACCACCTACGTTATTAGTGTCTCCAGATGCACTTGCATTTACAGATACATCTGAGCCACCTGCATTAAAGTCTGACCTAACGCCAAAATCTACTATTTCATTTACTGGTGATACAATTTGATTGGAAGCACCAGAAATTGTAAAGGTTGAAAAATCTTCAAAGATTAATCTTACTGTGTTACCATCTAATGAAAATAGTTTTTTAACTCGTCTAGGTGTAGAACTATCTAAAGCAAAAAGTTTAGTAATTCTTCTGACAGTACTTCCTTCTAAACCAAATAGTTTTGCCGCCATTTTCTACTCCTAGTATTGCCCTACAAATTTTGCACCATTTGTAAAGTCACCTGCTACTGGGTCTACATTTCCACTATCGGTTTCAAGAACAACAATTTGATTAAGTTCCTGTTGAACAAAAGCTGTAGAGGCAATTTGTGTTGTATTGGTATTTGCTGAAGCAGTTGGAACTGCTGGAGTTCCAGTAAATGTTTGACTGTTTATATTTGCCTTTGTAGATAAATCAACTGTGGCAAAAGTAAGCGAACCACTACCATTAGTTTTTATAAATTGTCCATTACTTCCATCACTAGCTGGATAATCTAATCCACCAAAACTTGCACCAGCCAGTAACATATCTGTAACTGCCGCACCAGTACCTGCACCATTGAATGATACTAATTTGGTAAAACCTGCTTGAATTGTCACATTTGCACCAGAGCCTTGACTTATAATTATATTTGCACCACCTGTTGTACCATTATGAATATATTGAACTCTTTTGATGGTATTAGGTGTTACAGTAATAGTACAAGCACTATCTAATGTTCCTGTGTATTTAAGAACCAAGCCTCTTGCAGGGTCTGATGCTCCATCAGCTATAACAGTTGAATGGGTATTTGCATTTGTTGTAATAGCTTCTGTTCCAAAAGCTAATGCTTCTCCTATAAGTTCTAGGTTGGAGTTTGTGGTATTACCCCAAGTTCCACTACCATCACCTGTTCCAAGTTCGTTTAAACGTAAATTATTTACAAAGGTACTAGCCATTTAAACCTCCTAAGCTATTGTGATTATAGCGTTTGCACCTGCAGCTGGAAATACAATTCTAAATGTACCAGATGAAACTGTAAAATCACCACCAAAGTTTAAAATTGCGATTGCTTTATCTGCATTAGCATCATTATAAATTAAAGCACCTCTTGCAGTAAAAGATGCACTTGTCCACGTTGGGTCAGCAGCATCAAAGAAAGCAGTTGTACCAGTAGATGATACTGATTTACTCCCTAATACTTCGCCACCTGTTGTGTAACCATTTCCACTAGCAACCTCATTTGAAGTTGTATATGCAGTTGTTCCTGCACCTAAAGAAGCAGAACTTGTATAAAGAGCTATCTTTAATTGGTCTGCTATTAAATCGTGTTGTTCATCTAAGAGTTCAACCTTAAATGATGTAGCCATTGCTTGTGATATTGCCATTAGTTAGATACCTCCTTCATATTCTGCTTGATAATTACGTTGCATTTCTTGTTGAAACAAAGCTATTGCTTCTTCAAATTGTGCCTTATATAAGTTTACACTATCTGAAGCCTTTAGAAAAGCAGAACTTTCATATAGACAAGCTGACAGTAAAACTTGTTCGGCATTATCACCAATCCAGCTATTAGCGTTATTTGGTGACAATCCAGTTTCAAGACCTATAAAATCTATCTCATAAGCTAAAGTTGCTGATGGAGAAGGTCCGATTAATACTTTTATTCCTGCTGTTGTTGCATTTTTAGTCGCATACATAAATGGTTCACCTGCTTGAGTGGCGAGAGGAACGTAATCTCTTAAATAGCTATCTACTCTATGTTTTAAGTAAATAACATCGCTGTCTGCCTTTGTAACAGCTATCTGTCGTATCATTCTAGCATTTGGTACATTGTATTCTTTTGTACCTATTACAAAATTACCAGTTATTTCTTTTCTATAACAAGGCAGACTAGCTACTTTAGAAAATATCATACTTTCGGCTTGTGTTATTATTTCTGGAATTGATGCAGTAAATTCAGCACTATCATCCTCTAAGAAATTTTGTATGTTTGCTATTAAAGTTGTATAATTCATTTAATTACCCCATGTTTGAGAACCATAAGTGCCTTCTCCATATCCACCATCTATTACCACAGTTTCATTACCAACTGCACCAGTACCTGCAACACCAGTAGCTGTAACATCTGTATCAAGACTTACTGTACCAACTCCACCAGTTCCTGCAACACCAGTTGTAGTTAATTCACCTAATACAACATAATCACCAATGTCTGTTGTTCCTGCAAGACCAGATGGGAAAGGACCGATAAATATATCAATAGTGCTTGAGCCAATTACACCAGTTGCCTTAACTTCTCCATCACCACCCCACTCAGCATAACCAAATGGGTTCTCACCAAAACCATTAGTATTAGATTCTGGTATTTCACTTTCAGCAACTTCTGCACCAGCATTTGCAGTACCTTGAGCACCAATCCCACTTACAT